GTGTCATTTTGTGTTTATTTTCCGCAGAGTTTTCTTTTGAATCGTTTTGTTAGTTGAATCGTGGGTTCTTCCATGTTATGCGTTGTAGTTCGTGGTCTTTCTTACGGCTGTTACAAGCACGGCACATGGATTGTAGGTTATCGATGTTGTGGTTTGGTTCTTCTCCTCTTGGTGCGATGATGTGGTCTATCGTCCAGTCCTCCCCCTCCAGTTCTTTATGGCACCCCATACAAATAGGCTCCAGTATTGTTTTGGCGTAGGCGCGGGCTTTGACCCATTCTTTACTGCTATGCCATTCGCTCATAGTTTGATTACCGTTCCTGTGAACTCTTGTTGTTTGTTGAGTGTGAAGCATACGACTCCTGGCTGTGAGTCTTCGCCTGAGTTGAGTCGATACCAGTCTGAGCCGTTGTCGAGAGTAGCTGCTTGAATCCAGTAGCGTGACGCTCCTCGTTCGTTGCTTGCTATTTCTTGGACTCGTAGGTGGTGGAAGTGTCCGCTGGCTAGGATTGTTGCGCTTGCTACGGGTTGTTGTCCGAATGATTGTTTCTGCCACCAGGTGACTACGCCTTCTGGTCTGTTGGCTTGGTGGCCGTGGACTAGTCCGAGTCTGTGGTAGCCGTCTCCGAATACGTCGACTATTAGTGATTCGTCGTGTGGTTGTGGTTCTAGGAAGCGTGCGCCTAGGTTTGTTTCGTGTGATAGGCGTGCGAGTGTGCGTCCGATGTGGACGCCCCAGTCGTCTGTGACCATTCCGACGCGTTGTTTGTTGATTCTGAACTGGCAGTGATTGGATCCGATTGAGGCGTAGGTTACTGGGGCGATTGCGCTTAGTTGCTTTAGTAGTTCCCAGGTGAGTGTTGTTGCCAGGTCGACTTGTGCCATGAGTGAGAGGTCGTTGCTTTGTAGTTGGGCTAGGTCTGCTGCGTTGCCAAAGTTTTCGATGATGTCGCCTACGTCACATAGGACGATTGTTTCTGGTTTTGTTGCTTTGGCTTCAGCTGAGATTCGGTTGATTGTGGTTAGGCAGCGTTCGATTAATTCTTGTGTGCCACCCCTAGAGGCTGTTTTGCCTACTTGTAGGTCTGACCATAGGACGATGAACGCTTTGCCTGTTTGTTTTGGGGTGGCTGGTTTTATTCCCTTTTTGGCTTGCGAGTAGAGCAGTGGTAGGTCTTGCTTTGCTCCGACTTTGCGAAAGCGGAAGCGGTAACTGGTCAGCCATCGTGGTTCTGCTGGCCATGGTGAGGCGACCTGCCATTGAGATGTCCGGACGCTGTTGTCGATGATTTCGTATTCGTCTGGGTTGTAACCGCGCTCGCGGAGGAAGTCTTTGAAGTCGGGTTGTGTTTCTGTTCCCGCTGTTGTTGCTTCCCCCTGGGTGCCGTCGAACTCGATAGCAGGTCGCCATGTTGGTGCTGTTTCGACCTTTGGTGCTGGTTTTAGGTTCTCTAGCAAGAGCAAGCGCCGTTTCGGTGTCTTGTAATGCTTAGATCGCTGATGATGATTCCTCTAGCTTGTAGTGCGTTGGCTAGGGTTCTTGCTGGCCATGTGGTTAGGTCGTTGACTGCTTGGTGGAAGATTTGAGCGTCTTCTGCTTCTAGGTTCTCCCAGGTGGTTTGGACTTTACACGCTGGTCTGCGTTGTGGCGGGGTTAGTCCGCTTAGTAGGCTCATGTTTTTATCCTACTCGGGCTTGGCTTTTGGCTTGCGTCCGCGCTTGGCTGGGGCTGGTGTTTCGACTCCCTCTAGGAACTTCATCAGTTCGCCGACTAGCCAGGCTGCGGTTCGCTGTTCTAGGTTGAGTTTGCCTATGGTTTTGATTAGTTCTAGTCGGGCTGATAGGTGGCCGCGCTTGTATGCGACTTCTCTGACGTCGTCGAATAGGTTTTGTAGGTTGTTGCCGATTGGTGTGCTCATTTACTTCTCTCCTTTGATAAGGGCGATGACTTCATTACAGTTACAGCCGCCACCAACAATCCGTAAAGCACAGCGCAGACCATGCTCTCGACTGCCCTTGCCACAAAGAACCGCTTGGTCTTGTAACAGTTTAATAATGCGCTCTTGCTCTTGCTTGCGCCCTTGTTCGCGGTAATACTCGCGAGTTGCTTCGCCTGCTGTCATAGTCCTAGGTGCTCCTTTATCCATTCCCATTCGGTTTTGTTACCGGCTGGTTTGATTCGTGTAGTTCGTTGTGGTCGTTGCGGGTATGTGCCCATTAGTTCTTTGTAGTGCCAGGCGCATACGCCGTGGCGTGAGTATTGAACTAGGTTGGCGCAGCCGATTCTTACGCAGGTTTTACGGACTGCCATACAATGCTTCTCCTGCCTGATGTGCTTTTCCCGTATGCGATTGCTTCTACACGGCGAGCGCGGTACAGCTCGTTTCTTCTTGATCTGATTCCGCTCGGGGAACTTACGTTCGAGATTCCGCTCATTCGGCAGTATGCCTGGTATGCCATGACTAGTTCTTCGTCTGTCATGCCCTCGTCCAATAGTTTGTAGATGATTGATTGGGTTTGGGTGAGGTTGTCTGGGTCGACGCGTTCAGCTGCTTCGTGTGAGGTGATTGGGTCGGTTAGGCGTGCGTGTGGCATTATGCGTTGTCCGCCTTGTTGATCATGTAACCGAGTGAGGCTAGGACTGCGACTAGGACGATTGCTCCTGGCTCGCCGAAGTGGATTGAGGCGATTGAGCCAACGATTAGGACTGCTAGTGGTGCTTTTAGGTTTTTCATTAGAAACCCATTTCTGTGAGTAGTGCGCTCATGGCGTCGTCGGTTAGGTTGTCTGGGTTGGTGGCGATGTAATCGAGTAGCTGCTTGCTCATTAGTTGTTCTCCAGGAAGTTGTTGATGTGGTCTTGGACGGCAGCCCAGTCGTCTGCGCTGTTGATGTCTAGGTTCCAGGTCTCAAACAACTGACGCAGTGGGGCGATGTTGTTTTCCATTAGTGCTTCGATTGCTTCTTGGATGTCGATGTAAAAATCGCTCATTGTGTTGCCTTTCTGTGTGTGTGGTGTTGCGTGGTAGTTCTATTGTTGGGGCGTCGCCCGAGATTGTCAAGTCACGGCGTGTCGCAGGCTTCGATAAGTAGTTTGACTCCAGGTTCTGTTGCGTCGGCATAAGTCTTGTATGCGTTCCAACAGATGATGTATGAGTCGTCCACGATCGTGCCCGCTTTGACCAGGCTGTCACCGATTGCTCGTTGAAGTTTGTCTAGGTCGGGTTTTGTTGTCATTCTGAATCGTTTGTTCGTCTTTGGCCGTGGCAGGTAGAAGCAGCTGGTGACCGTTACGGCACCGTCAAACTTTATCCCTGACGCGCTCAGAGCCTCGTAGACGGCTTGACGCCACTCGGGCAAGTGTTTGTTCGCTTCAACCATTACAACGCGCGTACCTCGCCTGTAGGCGTTCTTAGAGCCTTGTGGGCGGGGTACGCCCGCTATAAATAGTTCCAGCATTAGAACGGGGTGTCGTCCGAGACGGCCGGAGCAGAGTTGGTGGTGTTCTTAGGCTTCACCTGGAGAAATGAAACATCGTTCAAAGCGTGCTCAACGATTGACTTGGCTTCCGTTGCGTCCTTTGGTGTGTAGCTGCTCACCTTGGTAGAAAGAGTTCCCTCTAGTTCAACCCAGTCGCCCTCGGTTAGACCAGCAGGAATACCGTTCACCCAGGCAGTCCAAATGCGGTGACGCTCCTGACCTTTGAAGTCGTAAGTCTCCCAGAACTTCACGATCTGATACTGCGAATCGGTAACTGATGAAACAGTCCCATTTACTTTGATAACTGGCATTATTTTTCCTATCTAGTGTTCTTTTTGTTTAACTTAATTATTAATTACTTTTAAGCGGACGTGGGTGTCCTGTCGTTCGACCTTAAATGTCCGGTCGTTTGACCGTAAATGTCCTGTCGGTCGACCATAAATGTCCGCTATCTCACTATGGTTGAGAGTGCCGTCGCAGGTCTTAGGACAGTCCAAAAGAATAAAGAATCGACTTGTACGACGATCTGCGCGGTACCCCCTCCCATCATGACTTCGGTACTCCAGTTCTTCCAGAGCAACTAACTCGGCGAGCGCACGACGCACCTGACGAGTTGAAGTGTTTGAATACCTTGCCAGAGTCTCCTGGCTTGGCCATGCGCCCTGTTCGGCGTCGTCGGAATAGTGCCAGGCAATACCCAATAGAACTAACTTGGTTGCGCCTTTGGCTTTGGAATGTTTTAGAACAGCTGATACGGCTTCTAAACTCATGTGTTTCTTTCTGGGTGCCTATAAGATAGGACTTGCCCCTATCGTGGTTGGGGTGGCCGCTTGGTTCGGCCGGGGTTCACTCGTTCTGTGTCGGGTGAACCCCTTTCAACTTATACGGTCTGAGCCTTAGCCGCAAATCCCTCGATAGCCTTGAGCACGTTTACGTCTGCGTTGGCTTTCTTAGCGTCTGCGTAGATCACGCGTAGAGCGGCGACATCGTCCTTTAGACCTCGGGCTTCGTTTAGGAAGTCGCGTTCGGTTGGGAAATAAAGTTTCTTGGATTCGCTTGTGGCCTGAACCTTGGTCATTTCTTCACGGCTAGGCTTCTTGCCCTTTGGTGACATACCACCGCCGAGTAGTGCTAGTGCGCGACCTGCTGCCGATGTGGCGCAGTTCTCAACCCATGAAGTCGAGTTGACGCCCTTAGCTGCTACGTTCTCCTGGGCGAAGTCAACGGCAACTGGGTGCGGGTCAGCGAGGTCAAGATAAACCGACGACTTGATAACAACTTCTTTTTCGTTGATGAGAACAATCTCGTTTACAATGCGACCGGTCGGGTGTAGTTCTCTAAAGATTTCCACTCGTTCTTGGACGGTCTGGTATTCGTTCAGGTTGAAAAATGCCATGTCTGTGTCTTTCTATTTGAATGTTAGAAACGGTTTTCCGTTTCGTGCTTGGAGCGCAACGACCTGCTGGCCGTTGTATGTTCCGACCTTGACGCCGTTCATTTGCGACAAGGTGGCGGACTTGAACGAGTTCAGCAATAGTTCAGCTGCCTCGAAGTTGTATTTAGCATTACATAGGTTCACCCATAGATCGCCGAGTTCTACTTCTCCCTCGGTTAGACCAGGTGAGAGAGTGCGAACGGTCTCGTAGGTGCTAGTCGACCCGTCCCAATCGGGCGGAGTGTTGTCCTTGACCATGTCTTCAAAAGTCATTACACGCTTCAGAACCTCGAGATGATGTTGTGAGTCGAATGAGACGTAAAACTCGTTGTAGCGTCCGCCTGTGACCGCTGCGACTATGGCAGTCTTGCAACCTAACAACGCCATATACCAATGGACTTGCTCAAAGTATGTCCGAGGCAGTTCGCTCCAATACTGCGAAGTGTGTTTGATTTCTAGAATCGCCAGGTTACCCTCTAGATCGCGAATAAGAGCGTCAGGGTTCGCAAGATAGTTTTGTGTGTTGTGAAGCCATGTTCCAGTTTCTAGAACCTCGAACTCGGGGTGCATCTCAGCGAAGAGCTGACGAATAGGTGCTTCGAACAAAGTGCCCAAACGCATAGGAGTAGACGGTTCAACATGGTCGGAGATTAGTCCGCGCTTCTCAGCCCAAAGAGTATAAGTGGACTTGAAAGGTGAGACGCCGAGAATAGCGCCAATGTCTGTCCCAGTAATCCGGCCGCGTCTAGCTGCGTGCCATTCGTCCGAGTCTGGCTCGAAAGTGCCGATAAGACTGGCAAAGTCTGTCTGTGTAATCATGGTGATTACACTATAGGCGACCTAGGACTCTTTGTCTTTCTTGGTCTTGCTCGACACGCTGGAGATTGCCTCGCTCATCGCCGAATCAAAATCCTTATCGTCAACAAGTCCCTTGCCTGCGTAATTGAATGACAAGGCCATAACAAGACCGAGAACCGCACCAGTAGCACCAAACAACGCCGAGTCCAACGCGGTGTAACCGTAGATAGACCCAGCACCTAGGAACGCAATACCTGCTCCCAGGGTAAAAGCGGCGACTCGCTTGTAACGCTTAGGGATACGCTTTAGAAACTTCATTTCTTCACCGGCTTCTTAGCCGCAGGCTTCTTGACAGGCTTAGGCAAGTCCCCAATGAGTTTGAACAAGTCCTTTAGGATTGCCGCGCTCGCCGCATGTGGGACTGGGGCAGGGGCGCAGCTGGCGTGTAGGTGGTTCGCTCCAGAAGCAGACAACGCCGTTCCAGTACAACCAATCTTGCCAATGACGGTCTCTCCGCCGATAATACGAGTTCCCCTGGCTAGAGGTGACTGTTCCTGTAGGTGGTTGTATTCGATGAAGTTGTCGTCGCCACCGTTCTTAGTAATAACAGTCCAGCCCAATGCTTCGTCGAAATAGTTCTTGACAACGGTTGCGCTAGTGATCGCGTAAACAGGCTTGCCCGCTGAACCAGTAGTAAAGCCCCAGTCGCTTCCGCGGTGCGGGTGCTTACGGTATGGAGCAGTATTGCCTAGTTCGTCTCGGCGTTCAGCCCCAGCACCCTTGATTGGTTCGTGATAAGTAGTCATTATGCCCCGATTGCTTTATTGATTAGTGCGATGATTGTGGCCGTCATGGCTGCGGTAATAACGCCCAGCAACATGGCGTAACCCTCTATCTTGCGAACGCGTCGCTCCAACTCGGCGTAATTCTTGACAGTCGCCTTTATCTCGGCTATGTCCTCGACAATACGCATAAGCAAGTCGGACTGGGTAGGGCGTTCGGCAGACATTAGATACTGACTTCATTCCAGGTCTGAGCAGTTTCGTCCCATTCGTAAAGTTTGCCGTCCGTTGGCGCTGCTACAGGAGGCTTCCAGGTGAAAGAGCGACGGTCAAGTTTCCAGGACGCATAAGGCTGCGGTGCGTAGAAAGCGTCACCAGCTGCGTCGTAAGTGAAACCAATGCCAGCAAAGTTCTTGCGGATTTTGCCGTTATAACTGGTCCGCTTACAGGTCTGTCCGCGAAAGTTTCCGTACCAGGTTTCTGGGTCAAGACCGTCAAGTATTTCAGTCTCGTCTTTACCAACGATTACCTCGGTGACGACGTTGTTTTCATCCAAAAATGCGTAATGTGCCATTAGATCGTAATGCTTCCTGTGCCAGCGTAAAAACGGTAAATCTTGTAACCACCGATTGTAGTTAGAACATAAGACAAACCTGCGCCAATAGACGTCAAATCAGGGAACTCGGCAGAATAGCGCAGGGTAACAACACCAGAGCCACCATTTCCAGCGCCGCCAACATTCCAAATGCCACCAGTACCGCCACCGCCACCACCGGAGCCAGTGTTAGCAGTTCCAAAGCCAGCGGCTGAACTGTCCGTGTATTGTGAGCCACGTCCACCGACGCCAGAACCACCAGCACCGTAACCTGTCACGGCTGAACCACCACCACCACCGGCGTAGTAAAGGCTAGTTCCAGTAATGCTTGAAGCGATACCAGCACCACCAGCACCACCAGCATTATCACCAGCAGTTACGGCACCAGCTGAGCCAGCACCACCACCACCAGAAGCACCGTTGATTGAGCCATTACCTGAACCGTTACCACCGTTGTTACCCTGACCAGGAGTTCCTGCGCCACCAGTAGCGTAGTAAGCGTCACGAGAGACACCACCACCAGAACCGTAAGTTCCGTTGCCGCCGACGCCGTTGTAGTCGCCTGAAACGTCGCTACCGCCACGTCCACCCTTTAGAGCAGTGATACTCGCAAACACCGAGTTGTTTCCGCCGCTTGCTGGGCTGGTACCACCGGCACCACCAGCACCGACGGTCACGGTGTAACTTGAACCGACTGAGATAGGGAGAGTCGAAGTTAGCAAACCACCGGCACCACCACCACCACCACCGTTACCGCAGCCGCCCGGGCCGCCGCCAGCGACCACAAGATACTCGATCGTGTCGAAAGTACCGCCTGCGCCTGAAAGGATTCCTAGTGGTAGTAGCATTATGCGCCTAGGTTACCGACTAGCCAGTAAACGCCTGAAGCCACGCACTCGACGGTGACTCCTGCGTATTGTTTAGCGGTTTTTAGTTTTGAGTCTGCGCTGTTTAGTGTTACGCCTGAACCAGCTGCGAAAGTAACCTGGCCGGTTCCATACTGAGCGAAGTCGATACGCTGACCGACAGTAAGCACGTTGTCAATAGTGATAGTGATTGCGGTAGAAGTAGAACGGATAAGTGAGTAAGCGTCACCGGCAACGATTGAGTAGTTGGCGGTCTTGTCGCTGACAGTCTGCGCCTGAGCAGGGACTAGGTCAGTCCAGGCACTACCTGAATAGTAGGAGAACTTGTTAGAGTCCTCTAGCCAGGTGAGCATACCCTCGGTCGGGGAAGCAATAGCAGACGTGCGAGCCGTAGCAGAAGCGAACGTCATAACACTCTGATCCATAAGATAAGTGTTGATGTCGCTGGCTGGTAGCGGGTAGCCGTTTAGAAAGTTCTTTCTAGGCATGATTTAAAACTCTTTCCATAGTTCTAGTGTAGTAGTCCAGTTATCAACGTCTATGGAGTGACTTACTTTTGTAATCGTGTAATAGTCGTCGATGTTTAGCGGGGAGCGAGCATACTTCACGCCGACAAGGTTGCCAGGAGTAAAGAACGCCGCGTTGGTCAGGGTGCCAGTGCGGTCAACAGCAGGGGTAGAAACCTGGTTGACCAGTTTGGTTGGGGACTGGGCAAACACTTCGTCCGCCCATTTCACTAGCTGCCCGTCGGGGGTTGTGTTGATTGATACGTCAAGCGCGAAGATTCCATAAAGGTCAATGCTGTCCTGATTTGTTTTCACGACGTATTCTGCTTCGTCGTTCTTGTTTGCTACACGCAAGGAATTGAATACTACGTCCGAGTCTGCGCGAACTCGAATGTCTGACATACATAGGTGGTAAGGGTCGCCGTGGTTGTTGCCGATAGTGTAAGTGCCGTCCGGTGCGGTGGTCACAATGCTAGGGCGTGGAATGACAGTAACTTCTTCACTCTTCGGGTCAATCCACATAACCCCGAGACCAGTCTCTAAAGCGTCGTTGATGAACTTGTTGATGATTACATCGGTCTCGTGAACGGTAGGCATTTTGTGGTTTAGAGCAACTGAGTCAGGTGACATGGTGTAACCAGCTGCTTCTACGGCCGTAGTGATTGCTTCCAACGGGGTTGCGTGGTTGCCACCGTGGAAGCCTGTGGTGTCGTAGTCGTCTACGCGAGTGTTCATGATTCGCTTGTGTAGATCGTAGGCTTTGATGTTTATGGTGTTCCAGTTGTTGCCCTGCGACCCGTAGGTGACGTCAATGGTGTCAATGAAGCCGTTGAACAGGTGACTGCCTACAAGGTCGTCTGTGGCGACTACACGGATTCTGGCACCTGGTCTGACCGACTTGTTTACGCTCGGGTCATAGTCGAAAGTCTGGAGCACGATGTTTGCCTCGCCTGCTTCCGGTTGGAAGTAGAGAGAAGACTGGATACTGCCGCCTAGTGATGTGTCGACCTTGACTGTTACGGCTTCGAAAGGTTGCCAGGCGAAGCCAGGTAGCGTCTCGTCGCTGAGAACATCCTCGCCGCCGATAAGGCTTTCACCGATGATAAATGCTGTCGATGAACCTAAAACATCGTCGCCACCGAGCAAAGACAAACCGATAAGGAACAAGTTGTCTGCCTCGTATGGCAGAAACATTTCGACCTTTAGGTGTTGCGCTATGTCAAAGTTGGCGATTGTAGGCATTAGCGGAGAGCCTGCGCTAGAGATGTGCCAGTGGATTTCTGGTAAGCCGAAACGGTGTCAATGATTGTCTTAGCAGTTACGGCCTGGTTCACATTGATTGTGATACCTGAAGCAGTTTTTTGAGGAGCCAAAAGGTTTGTGCCACCAGTCCAGGACGGTGCTGTTTTGCTAGTTGGTGCCAATGGCGCTTTAGTCCCCTTTTGGGTGTCTCCACCGAGGCTTAGGACTGCGCCGACTGTTCCGGCTACTCCCAGAGCAGGAAGCAACGGTGAGACCTTACCTGCTGCGCCCTTTACTCCACCAGCTGCGCTGAGACCGGCTGCGATTGCTGCGACCGCGTTGTAAGCGGCCACGCCAGCAGTAGCGACTTTCCAGGCAGCAGTAACGGCACCAATGCCAGTAGCCAAAGGCAAAAGCCAGTTCTTGTTAGCAACCGCCCATTTAGCCACTCCGATTGCGTCGGTCAAGATACGAACCAACGCGTCTGAAATAATCGTCAAAGCCTCAACTCCACCTGGAGACGCCAGCCAACTTGACAACTTGCCCAAAGCAGGAAGCAAAGCCATACCGACCTTTTCCTGTAGGTCAGCAAAGATTGCTGTCATTCGCATGTAAGGGTCGGTGTCAGCTGCGGTTTTGGCTGCGCCAGCAGTTGCGGCCGCTAGATCGTTGATTGCGTCTTTTGAGCCCTTGAGCGACGGCATAAGTTTGATAAGCGCGGTATCTGAACCGTTGAAAGACTTACCCATAGCCAGAGTAACCGTTTCGAGAGACTTGCCAGTGGCGGCAGAAGCGTCAAGCGCAATAGCCATAAGTTTGTTGGCGGAAGTTACATCGCCAGTAGAACGAATCAGAGTGGCGTAAGCCGGGCGAAGTTGGTCGTCCAAAATGCCAAACTGGGTCTGCCACTTAGAAATAGACTTCTCAACCGAAGCGATTTGGTCTTTGTTTGCCCCAGTAGTGTTCTCTAGCTGCTTTGCCAGAATCGCCTGAGCCTTGCTGTCTTCGACGGCGGCTTTGGTAGCGTCCTGAAGTTCACGAGCGATAAACGCGAACGATAAACCGACTCCGATAGAAGCAAAAGCAGACTTGGCAGACTTGCTGAACCCTGTAATCTTCTTGTTCAACTTAGAGAGTTCGGACTGGGAGCCCTGAGTAGCCTTAGTAAGGTTTCTAAACTCGCCTAGGATTTCGACGTTCAAGACTAGCGACATGGCTAACCGTTCCTCTCCTCTAGCACTTCGCAGAACTTTGCGTATTCTGCGATTGTTAGTTTCCTATACTGCTCCGGGCTAAATCCTGTCGCGAGACAGAAATAAACCATTCGTTCTATGTGGTCGTCTGACCTTTTGGGTCGGCGATAAAGCCCTCCAGAAACTCATTGATCTGGTGAACGTTCATATTGCCAAACGTCTCAATCTTTGAGTCTGGGTTGTTGCGCTTGTCTAGAATCCAGCAAAGAGCCTTAGTGGCCTTGCCGAGTCCTAAACCCTTTTCAAACACGTCCTCGAATGACCGTCCCGTTAGTAGGTTCAGCTGTTCGATTTCATCCATGGTCAGGATGTCGACTACGGTTGTGCTTGCCATTTGTTACTCCTCTGTGTTGGTTAATACTTTCGATACTTATTGATGAGTTTATCAATGTTCTCGACGTAAGTCCGTAGCACCTGTTCTCGGGTCAGTTTCAAAGCCTCTGCGAAGAATGGCTGCGGCATGATGTTTTTGTATACGAAGTTGCGCTTGTCGTAATACCAACCCCAGTGGATTGGGTTGGCGTACGGAACCTTGCTATTGCCTGCTCGAACAAGAACCCTGCGAGCCTGCTTGGCCGTGCGAATGGTTGATCGCAAGGCACCCGAACGGGACGGCACCAAAGTCCTAGCCTCGGAGGCAACTATCTCACCAGACAACTGCGAAGCAGCTGCTACCTCAGCGTTTGGAACGCCAATGGCTTCTAGTGCTTTGATAGTCTCTCGGAGACCGACGACTTCAATGCCGCCCCGGGTAGCCATTACTAAGCGGTGGTGTCGATTTCGACGCCGTAGTAGATGTGGCTTGCTGGGGTGTGAACTGCGTTGTCTACGGTTAGTTCAACTGAGAACTTGACGGTCTCGTTTGAAGTTAGCGATAGCGGTGGCAACTGGTCGAACACGACAGTTCCCTTGTAGTGTGGCTGGTCTGCCGACGGTGAAGCGTTGCCGTTAGGTGCGATAGTAAACGCAACCTTGGTGCCGAAGTTAGCCCATAGAACCTGGTATAGAGAAGTGTCGTCGCCAGAGGTAATACCCTCTAGAGTCAACTTCCACTCGCCACCAACGCGAACCTCGCAGAAGGTCTGAACGTCGCCAGGAGCGTCGTCTAGGGTCAGTTCAACCATAGTTGCGTCGCAAGCATAGTCGGTCGAACCGATTTTGAATAGGATGTTTTGCGCCTTGACGCGGGTTGAAGCGGCCATTTCGACTGCCCTTTCTTAGATTGTTATTTCAAGTTCCAGCGGCACGTTGATCGCTAGATACTCGGCGTTGTTAGTTTGTAGGTTGTAAGGCGTACCAGTCGGAAACATTCTTGCGTATGGCGGGAGAGCATTTACAACGTCAGCAAGTAGTTCATCTAGTTTTTCCGTCGACTGCTTGTTAGTAGCCGTAGCTGCTATCAAGACAAGTTCGACGTTTAGGTAATACTCGTTGGCTAGGTCTGACACTGCTAGGTATGGAGAGCGAGCGTTGATGATTACGATTGGCGGGGTAATGCGTTCTGGAACATAGTCCGAAACCTTTAGCCCAGCTGCTTCTAGATCAAGTTTTAGTTCGACCTTTGAAAGCGTAATCTCGTTAGTCATTAGACGGCCGCTCCAACATAACGTAGCAATAACGGGTAAACGGCGTTTAGCGGGTCTTTAGCCACTCGAACGGGACTGCCGTCAAAGGACGCGAACTGCGCTACGCCGTTAGGCGCTGACCGTCTGTGAAATAACTCTGAGGCAGTAATAAGAACCGCTTGGGTATGTACCTGGGTAGGTACAGTAACGTCACCCTGGTAGTCGTCGACGAGCGAGTGCCCGGCGGTTAGACATGATTGGATAAAGTCCCCAGTTTCGTCGGTTCCGACGTAAGCCTGAAAGTCAGCCAGTGAGATGGTCAGCGCCACGGTGTCCTACTAGGCGGTGATGTCTAGTTTGACGATTGCCGAAGCAAACGGAACGGTGATAGCTGCGTAACCGTAAACCGAGATTGAGTCGGTCAAGGTGGTTACGTCGCCGTCGGTGAGACGGACTGGAGCACCTGGTGCCTCTAGAACGCGTAGAGCGTTGCTGTTGGCTAGGTAAGCAAGTCCGGTGCCTAGTGACGGGTCAACGATTACTGGGAGACCCCAGATTGAACCGGTTAGGTCGTTGTTTGCGCGTCCAATAGTGTTCTGGCCGTCACGGTTGATGTCAACGATTGGGCGACCTGCTGAGTCAGCAATCTTCATGAAGTACTTGTATGAGTCAGCCGAGCAAAGGATGAACTCAGCGTTTAGACCAGAGTTGGTCTTGATGTACTTGATGCCGTCGATTAGACCCTCGATTACAGAAGCAGCGGTGCCACCGTCTAGATCCATAACCTTGCCGGTGAAGTCAAGAGCGGCGATTGCTGCCTTGGCTGCGGTGTTGGTTGCGTTTGAGTAGGCGATAGCAAGTGCCTGGAACGCGGTGTCTAGGTAGTTGACGCTTGAACGCTCAATGGTCTGGCGTGACATGGTGGTGTAGCCACCGTAGGTCTTGACGTTTGCTGAGACGCTGTCGATTGAGAGGTTACCGAATGACAACGCCTCGTTCTCTGGGTCCTGCTCGCCAACGGCTAGGGTGTTAGCCGATACGGTTGCGTACTCTACGGTCATACCAGCAGCTGGTAGAGCGGTGCTTGACCAAACGTTCCATGACGGACGGTTAGCAGCGATTAGGTTGTTGATGAAGCCGATGAAGCCAGGAGCAGCGTAGGTGTCTGCTGAGGTTGAAGCGGCACGCGCTAGAACCTTTGCTTCTTCTTCGCCTGCTACTAGAGCCTTAGCGAACTCGCCCTGTGAGCGGAACGCTGGAACGGCTGGTGATACAGTCTGAACGGTCTTTACTGCCTCTAGATCGCGGCGCAGTTCTGCGACCTCGTCCAAAGCGGTGCGAACGTCTAGTTCAATGCTTTCTGACATTAGTTCTCTTTCGATGTTTTGAGTTTCGTCCGGTGCGTCGATTTCTTCGACCTCGTTACGAACTTCGCTGATTGTTGCGCCGGTAAAGGCAGGAAACGCAACCACGGAAACCTCTTTTAGAGATACCTTGGTGCGAGTTACCGTTGAGTTGTTGTTTTCCCAACGGTCTTCGACCGGGACGAACCCAACCGAAAACTTGTTCAAGACGCCGTCACGCATAAGGGTTAGAACTTCTTCCCCGCGTGGAGTCTGTGAGATTTTGGCGGTAATCTCGTAACCGCCGTCGGTGTCGCGGCCAGAAATGACCTTGCCGATTGGTTCCTCGTGAGCGTAGAACAACTTCACGTCCTCGACGCTGTCGATTGCTCCCGCTTCAAAGCGTTCCTTGTACTGTCCGCCGATGTTGGCTTCCTGTCCGTATGGAACGGCTAGACCGGTGATTGTGCGCTCCTCGGTGTCCGCCAGGCGAACTTCAAAAGAACGTGTTTCGATTTCAGACATTACAGTCCTTCCTTAGTTCTTACTTCTTCGGTTGTTAGCCAACCGCCGTCAACGCCGGTCTTGTAGTAAGCGTAGCGTTCTGCGATGTCAGCCTTGAATAGTGACTCGAAGTTGAAGTCGACTCGGGTTCCGCGCGGTAGGCAGTTGCTTAGGGCGTCAGAGATTGCGTCGGTGTAGTTGGTGAGCGTGTGACGGTAGAAAGTCTGGTTCTCGTCTGAGAGGTTGCTGTAGGTGTCTGAACCGCCAGGAGTGGAGGTCAAAAGGAGACGAGCTGGGATACCCATTAGGCGGGCGATTGCCTGAACGGCCTGAGTCTGAACATCGGTGAACAGTGCGTCTTTTGGAGACAACTGGACGATTTCGTATGAGTCGCCCGAACCTAGAACGGCAGTCTGGCGGTTCTGCTGCTTGTTGTGCCAGTTAGCGGTCATGGTTGCCGCTTCTTCTTTGGTAATGATTCGGTTTGACTTGATAATGCCAGTCGGGACGCCTGCTGATGAGAACCAGTTGGCTGCGTAGTCGCGTAGATCAAGAGCAGCTGCGATGTCCTTGTAACAAGCGGCGATAGGTGAGAGACCGCGTAGGTCGCCGACCTTTGAGAACAAGCGTAGGTGTTCTACTCGTCCGCTGATGTTGGTGCCTGCGTAGTCGTAGACCTTAGCGGTCTTGGCTTCGTTCCAGGTGACCGAAACTGATGAGGCTGGCAAGATAGTCAAGTTGTTGACGTTGCCTCGGCTGTCGAACTCCTTGTACCAGAAAGCGTTGCCGTCGGTGGCTAGTGAGACGACGGTCTGAAAGAAAAAGTCGCGGCGGCTGTCGTAGAGTGACGGCTTGTTGACGAGTAGAGGATTTTCGATTCTTAGGTCGCCGACGCCTGACGCGTAGCGGTAAGTCTCCACGGTCATTTTCGAGATTGGGGTGGCGATAATCTGACAAGCGCGGTAAACGGCTGTTAGAGATAGCGCGGTGTCGGCGGTCACGACGGTAGCCGAACGGGTCGGAATAGTCGGTTGTGCCGCTCGCTTTTCGGTCTTGCCGGTTATGCGTGTCCATAATGAAGCCATGTCTCTAGCATACTAACAACTTATTTAGAACACTTGAACGCCGGCGTGTTGCGAACGCGACGAAACATAGAGAGCCATGACCGTTGCCATGAGCGCGTCAATCTCTCCGCGGGATTCTTTGCGAGAGATTAGCCAGGTTTCGCCAGTGTATTTGGTTACGCCGTTGCCCATTTGCGCGACCAATAGCGGGTCGTTGTTGTGGCGGACTAGCCCCTGGGCGAACATGGCGTAGACGGCTGAGTGTGACGCGGAGACTTCTTTACCCCAAAGTTGCCACACTGGCAGAGCAGCTTGTTTTAGCCGTTTGCCCAGGTTGCTTAGAACCTTGTCGTCCAAAGTGATTGCTCGTGCCCCGTATTGGATCGCGAGACGCTTCATTTCCTCGAATAACAAGTCCTCGGTCGGGTTGTTGTAAGACGCGACCAGTTCGGTCTCCTGAACATCCCCGTTTGTGTTGGCAATAGCGATTACTGCCGAAGTCCAGTTAGGTGCGATGTCCACGGCAAAGACTGCGCCGTTTAGGTTGGTGACGCCTGAGCCCGTACACGCTCGGAATAGTTGGTTCGGTAGCCAGGATGATGAAGTGCCGGTGATGAACTGGTTCAGGGTGTAGCGGCGGACTTCGTGCTCGGGCTGGGTCTGAATGTCTGACAGAACTAGGTCGATGTCCACACGACCGCAAGCAACGGCAGGATTAGCGGCCATGATTGCGCTTGGGTCGTTGATAGGTGCGTTTGCTGGTGCTTCCCAGATGAAAGCCCCAAAGCGTTCCAATGACGGGTCGCCAGCAATAGCCTTTTCGGCGGTCTTATACAAGTTGATGAGAGTTGTTGAGTCTTGGTCGCCAGCGGTCGTAATCATAATGACGGTCGCGTCTTTCTGCGCCATGGCTCCCTTAGTAGCTGCTGTCCAGATACCAGCTTTAGCCAGGTGACCCTCGTCGAGGATGACACGCTTGACTGGCTTACCCTGTAGGGCGGCTTCCTTAGCCGGGCTAACCTTGTAAGTTCCCGTGCCGTCCTGCTTGGCGATACCTCGGGTCTCGGTGGTGCGCTTGAACCGTTTCTTTAGCCAGCCGTTGACGTCGATGACGTGCTTGACGCGGTTATAGATAATCGTGGCCTGATCTAGTGATGAAGCGATAGAGAGAACGTCGCCTAGGTGGAATGTCATAGCGTCTAGGGCAAGACCACCACCGATAACTGACTTGCCGTTCTGGCGACCCATAGAGCAAACGATTTGGCGGTAGCGGAGTTGCCCAGGGTATTTCGGGTGGTCGGCTGGGTAGCGTTCCAACATTCGACGCAACAACCAACGCTGCCACTCATCCAACTCGATTGGCTTGTCGGTCTCCGGCGTAACCCAGCAAAGACTCATGAGTTCAATGAGCCTATCCCCGTCGGTTTCAAAGTTCTCCGAAAGGGGTTGCGTGTAGCGTGCCGGTAGTTGAAGCATTAGCGGGTCAAAATCTCCGAAAGCGGGTCATACTCAACCGTGGCACCCTTGAGAGACCGCTGGAGTTCCAGAACAGTCTTGCGGAGTTCCGCAGCTGTAGAAGTGTTAGCGGTGTCGTCAAAAGAAGCCGCCAGGCGAAGAGCAAGGCCTGACAGAACGCGCTGTTCTACGTTCAAATCCAAAGTGTTCAACCACTCCTGAATAGTCGACTCAATCATGTTGCTGTTCCTTTCTGAATAATTTAGCCCATTTGTAAGAAAGCCGGAAAAAGGCGGGGTGAAAACTCAAGTCTCAGAAAAAACCGAGACTTGAAATTGTTTTGTTTCTATTTAATTTTTTGTTGTTGAAGCTTGTGTGTTATTTGAATCGTGGATTCTTCCATGTGATTCGTTGTAGTTCGTTGTCTTTCTTGCGGCTGTTACACGCCCGGCACATGGATTGGAGGTTGTCTATGTTGTGGTTTGGTTCGTCTCCTCTTGGTGCGATGATGTGATCTATAGTCCAGTCCTCCCCCTCCAGTTCTTTATGGCACCCCATACAAATGGGCTCCAGTATTGTTTTGGCGTAGGCGCGGGCTTTTGTCCATGCGTTGCTGCTGTGCCATTCGCTCATAGTTTGACCACCGTTCCTGTGAACTCTTGTTGTTTGTTGAGTGTGAAGCATACGACTCCTGGTTGTGAGTCTTCGCCTGAGTTGAGTCGATACCAGTCTGAACCGTTGTCGAGAGTAGCTGCTTGGATCCAGTAGCGTGACGCTCCTCGTTCGTTGCTTGCTATTTCTTGGACTCGTAGGT